CAATCGAAGTTAAATAATCTTTAACAATCAATAACATGAGTAGGGCGCTCTGCGCCCTGCTTGTAAATAATATGATGAAAATATTTAAATTTTTTGAAAAATGGGGTTATGTACGCGCGATCAATCGATTGAAACGACAGGGGCTTCAAAAATACGCTGAAATACTTAAAATCTAGGTAAAATTTTTGAGTGAAGTTTTACTAGCGTCTGGGAAAATCTAGGACTAAATCCACGCTTTTAATTCCTCGCCCATTATCTTAGTGGCAATATTTACTTTTTTTCTTAAGGCTTTCACAATTCGTTCGTCGACCGTATCTTCCACCATAAGATCGATATAGGTCATAGGAAACTTTTGTCCTATTCGATCGATCCGGGCTTCTGATTGTTGGCGTTTTTCCAGGTCATATCCATTAGAATAATAAATCATGGTCGATGCTGCCGTTAGGGTAATTCCATAACCACCGGTTTGAGTCGTACCAACCAAGAATCTTACTGGACTATCAGGATCTTGAAACTTTTGAATATTATCTTGACGTTCACTCATCGGAGTCTTTCCATAATAAGTGACAAAGGAGTTATCCCCATACTCTTCTTTAAGATGTTCTACAATTGTTTCTACATCGTACTGGTAATGTGCCCATATTACAACCTTGCCGTGTATCTCTTCTAGTGTGTCAAGAAGTTCCTTGATACGATTATTTTTTATAGGCTTAATAGTTCCATCATCAGCAGTGAAGTGTCCACAATTAATTTGTTGAAGTCTCATTAGTTGAGTTAAGACAGTAGCCGTGCTCATTACTTTTCCTTCCATTTCAGCCAAGGCTAAATGTTTCATTTGTTTATAAACTTTCTCCTGTTCCGGAGTTAATTTTACAATTCGCTTCATGTAGGTTTTAGCTGGAAGATCTAAACAATCATCTTTTAAAACTCTATAGGAAAAAGGTTTTAGTTTTTCACTTAATTCTTCTAGGTTCCTGTATCCCACTACTATCTGCACCGAACGACCTCCAAAATTAGCGGTTTTCATAACGGCATACCTAGTCCTAAAAGTATAATAAGAAACATGACCCAATAATTCAGTTTCTAAAAATTCACATTGTTTAAATAAATCTAAAGGAGATTTAGTAACCGGGGATCCTGTTAAAATTCTTTTATATCTAGCTCTAGATGATAAACTACATATGTTTTTCGTTCTTTTAGCACCAGGATTCTTAATAGTAGTGCTTTCATCAACGGCCATTAACGTATTATGGGACATCAAAAACTTCGATGCAAAAGCAACTCCCTTCTGAGTTGAAAAAGCCTCAACATTCATAATTAAAACATGGAGCTCTTCTCCCACTTTAAATAACCTGCCTAATTTTTGAGACTGGCCTTTTGTAATATTAGCCTGCCACAAGATAGTCTCGTTTTCAATATGATCAGGTAAGTGTGTAGGAATCTCTTGCTTGTACCAAGTTCCAATAACTCCTTTGGGAGCTATAATTAAGGCACCATTAATTTTTCCTTGATCATACAACATTGCAATGTTGTCCAACAGAACCTTGGACTTACCCGTTCCCATTTCCATGAAATAGGCAAAATAAGATTTGGACCAAGACATCTCTAATGCTTTGAGCTGATGCTCATAAGGCTTCGTTTTAAATTTATATTTCATCTTTCTATTGACTTAACATATACGACCAGCTATACTTAGTCAAGTATGAAAGAAGAAAATTTAAACCACGGAGAATTAACAGGACAGACAAAACCTATCGTTTATGTCATTCAAGAAATACCGGGCACTCAAGCAGGTACTCCTAAAATAAATATCTTAAGTGCTTCCAGTTATGGAACCTTTAAGTTTCTTTTGCCTGAATTCTCTCAAATTATTTTCTCGCCCGGACCTTTAATTTTTAAACTACGAAAAGGTTTAGAAAATTATAGGCAAACAGATTACTTATTACTAACAGGAGACCCAGCCATCATTGGAGTCGCGTGCTCTATTGCTGGCGAAATAACAAACGGAAAATACAACTTATTAAAATGGGACAAACAAGAAAGACAATATTATCCCATTTCTATAAACTTACATGAGAAAGGAGAAGTACATGAGTAGTATTGATTTTGAAAAAGATCAGAGAGAAACGTTAGGTGCAGTTAATGAATCTAATAAGCTATCTGATCAAGTAGTTAAACTTCAAAAGTTAGAAGATGAGGTGGCTACAGAAGAGGGGAAACTAAAAGAGCTGAAAAGAAGAAGAGATTTAGTTTCAGGAGAAGTGATTCCTACAATGATGCAGGAAATGAACATCTCCACAATAAAATTGGCAGACGGATCTTCAGTTGAAGTGAAACCTGTCTACGGTGCTTCGATTCCCGTTGCAAAAAGGGAAGAAGCATTTAAATGGCTTCGAGACAACGGCCTAGGTGATCTTATTAAAAATGAGGTTACTGTTGCTTTTGGTCGTAACGAAGATAACAAGGCATCGCAATATGCGGTCCTTGCAAAGGGTCAAGGATACGAACCTGTCCAGAAATTAAAGGTTGAACCCATGACTCTTAAAGCATTAGTTAGAGAACGTATTGAGGCTGGACAAGATATGCCCTCTGACTTATTTAACCTGTTCGCAGGCAGCCGAACAAAAATAACAAGGAAACAATAACCATGAACGAGGTACAGAAAAAAACAAACGCTTCTCTTCCTGCCAATATATTTGAGCAGGATATGGGAAAGGGTTTAGGCAATATAAGCCAACAAGATTTGGCATTGCCGTTTCTAAAAATCCTTGGACAGTTATCGCCTGAAGTAAACGAAAGAGACGGTAAATATGTTAAAGGTGCCAAACCCGGAATGATTTTCAATTCCGTGACTGGTGAGTTACATGATGGTATGGAAGGCATTAATGTTGTTCCATGCTTTTATAAACTCGAGTACGTTGAATGGAAAGATAGAGGAGAAGGATTAGGCGCACCCGTTGCGATCTATGATTCCTCGTCTGACATCATGTCCAAAACAAAACCGGATGCAAACTACAAAGATAGATTACCAAATGGTAATTATCTTGAGAAGACAGCATCTCATTTTGTAATTATCTTGGGGGATAGTCCTTCTACAGCGTTGATTTCTATGAAATCTACTCAATTAAAAATTAGTAGAAAATGGAACTCAATGATGAGTGGGATTAAATTGAAAGGTAAAGACGGATTATTTACTCCAGCATCTTTCAGCCACATTTACAAACTAAAAACTATCCAAATGTCTAATGACAAAGGCACTTGGTTTGGTTGGGAAGTAAGTAAACTTGGTCCGGTGACAGATACCGCGATGTATCAGCAAGCTAAAACGTTTAGTGAAAATATTTCTAAAGGAAGTATTAAAGCTAAACACGGCGCTGATAAACCGAAAGGATCTGACTCGCACTTCTAGTTTAACCAAGCAGTTGGTTAAAAGGGGGGCGGGAGCGGGAGACTCAACCCGCCCCTTTGAAAGATAATCATGGATAAGAAATATATAGAATTATTTAATGGATATAAGGGTGCGTATGGTGTCGCTGATTGGACCCATGTTAAAATAGATCCGAAAACTGGAAAAAGAGCACCAGAATATAGATGGAACTATGAGCCATTCACAGACCAGGTCTTTATTGATCATTTAAATGGTGCCAAATCTGTGGGCATCCAGCCTACAAATGAAAACGCACAAACTAAATTTGCAATTATTGATGTAGATCCAGATAAAATCCCTGGGTGTACCTACAAGGACTATGATAAAAAATTTTTCATAGACAAAATTCAAGAATTTAAACTACCCTTAATACCCATAGAATCTAAAAGCGGAGGACTCCATTTATATATATTTATGAAGGAGTTTGTATCAGCTGCTCTATTAGTATCCTTCCTAAGCAATCTTCTTACTCTTTTTAAATTAAACCCTAATGCTGAAATTTTTCCAAAGCAAACACTGTTATCAAAAAATGTAGAGACCGGTGAGCTTAGACCAGGACAATTTGTTAATCTTCCTTATTATAGAAGAACTGAACGACGAGCTCTCAATACAGATGGGACTCCTTTTACTTTTGAACAATTTATAGAATTAGTTGAAGCAAATCTAGTAGGAATAGATGATCTAGATAAAATAACCGACGGCATAGACAAGCAAATATATGAGGGAACCGATGATAATTTTAAAGATGGCCCTCCTTGCTTAGCTGCATTATCTACCTCCATGAAGGACCCAGAGTTCGACGGTAAAGATCGATTCATGTACAACTATCATGTCTTTGTTAAATTGAAATATCCTGATAAAGACACATGGACGAGAAAAGTTAAAAACGCACCTGTAAAATATTTTGAAGAGCAACACGCCAATGCATGGGACGATAAATTATTAAATGCTAAAATAAGATCTTGGACACGATCTGAAAAAGGCTATACATGCAAAGATGAAGTCTTACAAAAGTATTGTAAAAAAGGAATATGTTCCAAGAAAAAATTTGGAATACTGGCTGGTTCTAGAGGAACCTACCCAGAATTAACGAATTTAAAGAAAATAGAATTAGCGCCCGAACCTGAATTTGAATTTGATGTAACTCTAGCTGATGGATTCTCCAAAGCTACCGTGCATTGTCATGATATATCTTATTTAACTGAACAACGTAAAAGAAGAAATGTAATATCCAGGGACGCACACTTCACTCCTCCATTAATCAAAGATGATCTACCTATTTTAAACGCTTTATGGGGAACCTTAACACTTGTTTCTCCACCAATCGGTACTACCCCTAAAGAAAAACTGCACGATGTTCTACACGCTAAAATTAATGGAGCTAAAGCCATGAACGATGCGAGTTTTAAATCCGGAACCGTACTGATTGAGGCGGGCTGTGCTTTTTTTAAATATGATAAATTTTATGATAGACTAAAATCTAAGAACTGGAAATACAGCGAGGATAAGACAGGTACCATGATGACCACAACCTATAAAGAATGTGGTATAGAGTTTCTGGATCAAAAAAGATTTCCTAGTAAGGTTAAAGGAAAATATAATACACCCACTAAAAACGTTGTAAAAATTTCTATTAAAGAATTTGAAAACGTCCCGATCCTTCACACAAAACTTAAACATCAAAAGGATATCATATGATGATAGCTAGAATGGATTTAATAACAATGGTTTTGTTCACAGCACTTTGGATATATTTACATTTAGGATTATGATGAGAAAAATACTCGGGCCTCCGGGAACAGGGAAAACAACTAAATTATTAAAATATGTTAAAACATTTTTAAAACTAGGAACCCCTTTAGATAAAATAGGATACTTTGCTTTCACTAAAAAAGCCGCTAACGAGGCCAAGGGCAGAATGCTAAATGATTTTCCCACGCTAACAGACAAAAAATTAAAACGCTTTCAGACTCTCCACTCCCTAGCTTTTGAAAGACTTGGTATGAAAAAAAGCCAAGTAATGCAGGATGAACATTACGAAGATATTGGAAAACAATTAGGAATCGAAGTTACAATGTATAGTGATGGAGAGGAACACACAGGTTTTATAGACTCGGATAATGAATATTTTAATTTAATTAACATTGCCCGTATTAAAGAAGTAACAAGCCAGGAAGAATACGACACCGACATGTATTCATGGGCTGTTGATAAAAATGTAATTCCAATTCTAGAAGCTGAAATAAATAATTATAAAGAGGCCTATCATCTACTGGACTACACCGATATGATCGAGAAATTCATTGTGGCAGAAATGTGTCCAAAATTTGACGTCGTTTTTATCGACGAAGCCCAAGATTTATCGCCGATTCAGTGGAAAATGTTTGATGTTTTAAAGAAAAATTCTAAACATGTTATAATAGCTGGTGACGACGATCAAGCTATTTATGGATGGGCAGGAGCAGATGTTAAAAGATTTCAACGAGAACCAGCAAAAGAAATTGTTCTACCACAATCTTATAGAGTACCCCGGGCTATCCAACGTATTGCAGATAATATTTTAAATAGAATACCAGATGACCGAAGAATAAAAAAGAACTGGAACGCCCGCGACGAAGACGGAACTATTCATCAATCTATTTCCTCTATTGAAGATGTCCCTTTGCATGAAGGAAAATGGTTAGTGCTGGCTCGTTACAACGACAAACTCATAAGATTAAAACCTACTTTACGCGACATGGGAATTTATTTTGAATACAAGGGGCGTAAAAGCTATCGAGCAAGACTCTATAATGCTGTTCAAAACTTCACCCGATGGACTAATGGATCTCTTCTTTCTCTATCAGAGTGTACAGACTTATTTGAATATCTCGGTAAAAAATTCCCTCACAACGAGGAACGAATGTATGAATTAAAAGAACTTGGATACAGCCACACTCAAAGATGGTTTGATGTATTTGAAACAGAACCTGAAGACAGCCTCTATATTAGAAATATGTTGTCTCAAGGAGAAAAACTAGATGTCCCAGCACGAGTCGTACTATCTACGATTCATTCTGCAAAGGGTGGAGAAGCTGATAACATCATATTAATTTTAGATAATACTAAAAAAATTAGGGAAGCCATTGAAAGATCTCCCGATAAAGAAGATGAAGAAAATAGAATTTGGTATGTAGGAGTTACTCGAACAAAACAAAATCTATATATCATGACAGCAAAAAAGGAGGCAAATGGATACGACATCGAAAGTATACAATAAACAAATTGGAGGAGCCCACTATCGCAAAATGAAAATTCAACCCAGTGAATTTGTGCATGAAAATAAGTTACTATTTGCAGAAGGTAATATAATAAAGTATATATGTAGACATCCTTACAAAAATGGAAAACAAGATATTCTGAAAGCAATACACTACTGCGAAATGATTATTGAAAGAGATTACAAATGAGAATTCCAAAATTTGAAGCTCAAACTGAATGGGTTAAACCAACAGAGCTTCCAGACCTACGCCAAGTAGATGAGATTGCAATAGACTTAGAAACAAAAGATCCTGATCTTATTAAAAGAGGATCGGGTTCTATTATTGGAAATGGAGAAGTGATAGGTATCGCGGTCGCTACTTCGCACTATAAAGGATACTTTCCAATTGCCCATGAAGGCGGTGGCAACATGGATCGTAAACAAGTTTTAAGCTGGTTAAAAGATGTTCTTGAAGCTCCTTCCATAAAAATATTTCACAATGCTATTTACGACGTCTGTTGGCTAAAAGCCATGGGCTTTAAAATTAATGGTGACATTGTTTGTACAATGATCGCTGCAGCCATCACCAATGAAAATAGATTTCGATACGATCTTAATAGTTTATCCTGGCATTATTTAGGCTACGGAAAAAATGAATCTGCTCTTGCAGAAGCTGCCTCTGAATGGGGAATCGATCCTAAAGCAGAAATGTATAAACTCCCGGCTATGCACGCAGGATCTTACGCAGAACGCGACGCAGAAATTACACTAGGCCTATGGCAAGAACTCAAAAAAGAAATACTTCATCAAGACCTAGAAGACATATTTGATTTAGAAACAGATTTATTTCCGTGCCTGGTCGAGATGAGATTCAAGGGAGTCCGAGTCGATGTAGAACGTGCACACATGATGAAAAAAACTTTAATTGCTGAAGAACAAGAACTTTTAAAAGCTATTGAAAAAGAAACCAATGTAAAACCACAGATATGGGCAGCCAGATCCGTAGCGAATGTTTTCGATATGTTAAAGATACCATACCCACGGACAGAAAAAACCGCAGCTCCTTCTTTCACTAAAAATTTTTTACAAGCACATAGTCATCCTGTTGTTAGACTCATTGCTAAAGCCAGAGAAATTAATAAAGCTCACACAACCTTTATAGATTCTATTTTAAGATATGAACACAAAGGAAGAATTCATGCAGAGATTAATCAGTTAAGGAATGCAGGGGGTGGAACTGTAACCGGACGATTTAGTTATCAGAATCCCAACCTCCAACAGATTCCAGCCAGAAACAAAGATCTAGGCCCAAAGATACGAAGTTTATTTATTCCTGAAGAAGGATGTAAGTGGGGATGCTTTGATTATTCACAGCAGGAACCTAGACTCGTTGTACACTATGCATCTTTATATAAATTACCTTCGGTCTACGAAGTTGTTGATGCCTACAAGGCAGATTCTAATTCAGACTTTCACAAAACCGTTGCTGAGATGGCACAGATTCCTAGAATACAAGCCAAGACCATTAACCTGGGATTGTTTTATGGAATGGGAAAAGCAAAACTCCAAGCAGAACTTGGAGTAACAAAAGAAAAATCTGCAGAATTATTTAATCAGTACCACGCCAAAGTTCCATTTGTTAAACAACTTATGGAAAAAGCATCTAACAGAGCACAGGAGAGAGGACAAATTAGAACTCTTCTGGGTCGGCTATGTCGGTTCCATTTATGGGAACCCAATAGTTTCGGGATGCATAAAGCATTACCACACGAAGAAGCGCTCAGAGAGCATGGACCAGGGATCAAAAGGGCATACACTTACAAGTCATTAAATAAATTAATTCAGGGATCAGCTGCAGACATGACAAAAAAATCAATGCTAGATCTCTATAAAGAAGGCATTATTCCCCATATCCAAATACATGATGAGCTTGATTTATCACTTAAAGATGATAATGAAGCTAAAAAAATTATTGAGATTATGGAGAATGCTGTTACATTAGAGGTTCCCAATAAAGTCGACTATGAACAGGGTAAAAATTGGGGAGATATCTATGATAAATAGAGGAGGAAACATGGACAAGATAAAAGCACACGCAGTGAAACTGTGGTCTTTAGCACTAGCACATAAAAAAGTTAGCGCTGTGGTCGTAGCTATCGTTGTTATATTAATCTTATTGAACTAGTATTATTTAAAGGTTGACTAGGTCCTTTCAAAAAGTATTATAAATTTTTAAATTTTTTGATAGGGGGGCCTGGTATGATCAGAAAATGGTTCAAAAAACTCTGGAAAAGGTATGTTGACTGGTTATTCAAAGATTTTTATAAGTAAATATGAGCGAAAAAATTTGTAAGAAGTGTGGACACTTGTGCCACTGCATCGAGGCCGATCATGAAGGCTGTAAGTGCGAGAGCTGTGACTGTAAAGAACCGGAAGGTGTAGTAGTAGACAGTACGCAAGACTGTGAATGGTGCCAATGAAAATTTCAGATAACACGGCAATTTCTATGCCGATGAGAAACCTTTTGGCCATCGTCGGGGCCGTTGCTATTGGCGTGTACGCTTTTTTTGGCGTCATTGAAAGATTAAACAAACTAGAAACTAGTGGAACCCTTTTAGAAAAAGATTTAGAGCAAGTAACTAAGACACTTAGTGGTGATATTGAAAAGAATAATGAATTTAGAA